TTATGGAGTCCTTCAGCTTATTCCAGGCATGATGACCAACATAGTTCAGCTTCATAGCCACAACAAAAGGGCTGACCGGCTATTAGAGTCCTTTTTACAAAAGCCCACAGATAAGACGGGCCATCAGCTAAACAATGTATCACAAGATATTACACGAGACATCATAGATCTAGTTCAGGTGATGCTTCGCGCTCTTCCAGCATCAGCAGTTGGTGAGGCTTTAAGCTTTACAGCAGCGCAGGTAGCACAGTTTGGAGCCTCATCTGTGATGCGAGGGACAGCTGAGACGATGAGAAATTTTTTTGGTCTGCTTCCCTCACCGATTCAGTGGGTTCTTAATAAGTTACCAATCTTTGGCACGCTTTTTGACTCAATTAATACTATGGGCAATATTCACGAAGCCTTAGCAGCATATCAATCAGGAGAGATTTCACCAATGTCAAAATCTACACAGCCTCCCACAGGAGCACGCGGCCTCACAGGAATTCCTGCAGACATGGCAGCAGACATAGAGCTTAAGAAGCCTATTTCAAAGAGAGAGCTGTATTCTGCTCTTCTTGGTCTCGATGAATCTCAGACAATCAGAGAATTTATCTCTGAGGCATCAAGAATAGAGTCATCGGAGAGCTTCCACACTGACCAGCCGGTCGGTTACATGTCATGGGATGTTCCTAAGTCTAAAGAACTCGAAGACCTAGACAGCGAGGGAGAACTTGAAACTCTAGACAGCTATGATGATTTTGAGGTGATCTTTAAGACTGATTCTGGAAATGTGGCATACCAACCAGTCTCGCTAGAGGAATCTTTAGAGGAAAAAGCTCTAAGAAGAATCATTAGACGAAACTTATCATCTATCTCGGAGACTAAAAAAAAAAGGTATTAGACGGAACCGATGATGAGGATGAGGAGGAGAAGAGAGAGGATGAGGTGTCACTTGCAGGGAGTGTTGCTGGATACATAGAGCCGATGGGAGCGAGATCAACTTATCCTGAACGGGCCAGACAAAATGCTAAATTTTTTGGCGGCGGAAGTCTTGCAGATCCAGACTCAGCGTCAGATATCTTTAAACAGGCTAAAAAGTGGGCAAAAGGAGACGCGGGTTTTAAAGGCCTTGGGGGCAAGAAGAAAAGAAAAAAGAGCAAGAAGAAAAGATCATAAAATTAAAAACTAAAAAATTAAAAATTGAACACCTGAATTACAGATACTATACTTACATGTGGTTTTCAAGCCACATATAATTTGACCATTAAACATTACGGAGATAAAAATGGCAATTGATTTTGATGCAATTAGAAAGAAGCTTGACAGACTAAGCGGTAACAACAGGAATCGATCATCGATGTGGAGACCCACGGAGGGAGAGGAGCATACAGTTAGATTGCTCTCATTCACTGATAATGATGGTCAGCCCTTCAAGGAACTATGGTTCTATTACAACGTGGGTGGCGAGAGGGGATTACTAACTCCGCACCAGTTTAGTGATCCAGATCCTGTCCAGGAGCTAATTACGAAGCTTCGTGAAGATGCATCGAAGGAATCTTATGAGCTAGCTAAAAAGCTCTATCCCAAGATGAGAACCTATGCACCAGTCATTGTGAGAGGTGAAGAGGACAAGGGTGTCCAGATCTGGGGTTTTGGAAAGACTGTTTATCAGGCTTTGCTTGGGCTCATGCTCGATGAAGACTACGGAGACATCACTGATGTGGAGACTGGTAGAGATATCAAGGTGGTATGTTCAAAGCAGCCGGGCATGAAGTGGGCGATGACAGAGGTGCGACCACGGGGTCGGCAGACACCGCTTTCATCTGATGATCAACAGGTCCAGAAATGGGTCGAAAATATTCCAGATCTTTCAGAAATTTATCAGTGCAAGAGCTACGATGAGCTGTCTAAGATTATTAATGACTGGTTGAATGATGATGAGTCAGATGATCTAGGGACTGAAACTACATCGAAGGGAACATCAGAAAATAACAGCTCGAAAACGTCTAACACGTCTTCAGGCTATAAGTCGCTAGATGACGCGTTTGCCGATCTTGTAGAAGGTTGATCGATTTTAATCTCCGGGCTAAGCCCGGAGATTTGAACATAGCTTTCTCGCTATGATAGATTTATTTAATACAGGTGAAGTATGACAAAAAATGAAGACTTTACTGATGAGCTTATTAGGTCTTTAAATAAAGATAGTGGTTCTCGTGTGGCATATAATTTGTCACAAGATACATCCCCCACACATGTAAAACGGTGGATTTCTACCGGGTCTCGGCTTCTTGACTACATTTGCTCCAACAGAAGAGGCGGGGGTCTTCCTGAAGGAAGGGTTATTGAGATATTTGGTCCGCCCTCGATTGGAAAATCTCATATTGCAACACAGATTGCAAGAACAACCCAACTGATGGGCGGGATCGTTGTCTATATTGACACAGAGAACGCCACGTCAGTTGAAAATTTACAAATGCTTGGTGTGGATGTTGCAAGGAGATTTGTGTATGTTGATACACATTGTACTGAAGAGGTACTCTCTATTGCTGAGGCTACTATCATGAAGGCCAAAGCCATGGATAAAGATGTGCCTATTACAATTGTGTGGGACTCTGTGGCAGCGTCATCACCAAAGGCCGAACTGCTTGGCGACTATGATAAGGAATCTATAGGCCTTCAGGCTCGGGCAATCTCTAAAGGCATGCGAAAGATTACGGGCGTTATTGCGAACCAGAATGTTCTTTTTGTTATTCTTAATCAGACTAGAATGAAAATTGGTGTGATGTTTGGAGATCCAACCACAACCCCGGGTGGCAAAGCGATTCCATTTCATGCATCTACTCGAATAAAGCTAGGAGCGGGCCAGCCGATCAAGAGCGGCGATGATGTTATTGGGATAAATGTCTCAGCAAAGACCATTAAAAACAAGGTGGCGCCGCCATTTCGAACAGTAAATTTTGAGATACATTTTGGAGTGGGAATTAAGGAACATGAGCAGATATTTGATGTCTTGAGAAAATTTGGACCTGGAATTGTTGGAGAAAGAGAGGTAGAGGTTTCTGGGACTGGCGCTTGGAAAAAGTTAACTGTGGCTGATACAAAGACAGGTGAGGTTATAATTGAGAAGAAGTTTAGAAAAAATGAATTTGAACAATTAATTAAAAGCCCGCAATATTCTCCGTATATAGATGATTTACTTGAGATGGCGATGATAAAAAGATTTAATGATAGCGAATCTTTAGATGTTGACATGGAATCGTATGAGGAAGTAAAGTCTCTTTCTGAAATTGTTAATCTAGAAGAACAGTGACAAGCCCACCCAAAAATGATCTTGTTTTACTGGTTGACTCTTTAAATCTTTTTACAAGACATTTCGTAGCACACCCCGCGACCGGTGTTAACGGAGAGCACGTCGGTGGGATAGTGGGATACATGTATGCACTTCTAGACCTTATTGAAAAATACAGTCCTGCAAAGATAATGATAGTGTGGGAAGGCGGAGGGTCCACTAGAAGAAGACAGCTTTATAGTGAGTATAAACAAAAGAGAAAACCTGAAAGGCTTAATAGGTTTTATGAAGATATCCCAGACACGATGGAAAATAGAAATCATCAAATTTCTGCTCTTGTTGAAATTATGAAAAGCTTACCAATTCTTCAACTATATGTTGCAGACTGTGAGGCAGATGATGTTATTGGGTATCTGTGTAAGAACTCACTTAGGAAAAATAGAAAACTTTTAATCTCATCTGATAAGGACTTTTATCAATTGCTTGATGATAAAACGATAATTTACTCTCCCACATGGAAAAAGTTCGTTACACAAAAGGAAGTCAAAGAAAAATTTGGAATATTGCCTTCTAATTTTTGCTTAGCAAAATCAATTTGCGGAGACACTTCTGACAATATCGGTGGTGTTAAGGGGGTTGGATTTAAGACTTTGGCTAAAAGATTTCCTATTCTTAAGCTAGAAGATGATATAACAATATCTGAAATAGTCGCAGTGTCTCAAAGCTCTATAGATGAGGGTAGCAAAATACAGGCTTTTTCTCATATTGTTGAGTCTGAAGATCTTATTCGAAGAAACTGGAAGCTAATTCATCTAGACATTAAGAATCTAGCCCCGATGCAGATTGATAAAATTAACTATCTTGTTGATACTTTTGAGCCTGCTAGAAATAAAATAAAGGTGATGAGAGCCTTGTTGAAACAAGGAATTCAGACGTTTAACGTAGATAGACTATTCTTAGCTTTTAATAGGATTGGAAATGAGTGACACAGCGTATTTTTCACAATACGGAAAAGAATTTCAAGAAAAGATATT